AATTGACCATATTAAACCTATTTCTTTATTTGATCTAGAGAATGAACAAGAAATAAAAAAATGTTTTAACTATAAAAATACAAAACCCCTCTCTATAAATGAAAACAGAAAAAAAGGAAATAAAGAATATTTTTGAATGGTTAAACGAGATTACTCTCTATAAAACCCCAATAGAAAAAATTTCAGAAAATTCTTGGAATTCTTTTAATTCTTGGTTGGTTAATAAATATTTATCGATGGATATACGATACATTGAACTCGTAAATTATATTCAAACAATTCCATACGATAATAAACAACAAATATATTCAATTTACAGAGAAATGGTCCCAAAATCTAAAACATTCTTGAAGTACATCAAGTCAAAAAACAAACAAAAACAATCTACATTAGTGGAATATGTAGCAAAATATTTTGAATGTAGTTTAGGTGAAGCAGAAGAATACATTGATATTCTAAGAGAAGTAGGTACAAGACGAGTTTTGTACGATATGGGAGTTGAAGAAAAAGAAATTAAAAAATTATTAAAATAATGGAACACGACAATACCCAAACAACCATTTTAATTGAACATAGATTTATCCCAGTAACAGACTCTGTTGTTGATTCAATTATTGATCAATTTGTGTCAAGAGCCTCATTCGGTAAAACAAAATATGGAGTAGATTTAGATCGTGAAGATTTATCTGTTTTAGAATGGATTGAGCATGCTAAGCAAGAGCACATGGATGCTATATTGTATTTGGAAAAGTTGAAGAAAATCGTAGAGACAAAAGGACTCTAATATTTATAATAAAATATCTGAAATGACAAACGAACAATTACGTATGCAAATGTTAGCAGGTGTAATCACAGAAGGTGAATATGCAGCTATTATCAATAAACAAATCGAAGAAGCTGATAAAGAATCTTTAAACGAATCCATGATTGGAGGAATTGTTGGAGTTGGAGCAATTAACCAAATCCCAGCTACACCAAAAACAGATTACGAAATGGCGTTTGAGCACTTTTTAGGTGAGCGTTATGAAGTAAAACCAAACAGAGAAAGAGACGATATTAAAGACGTTAATGAAGCTGAAGGAATGGTAGATTCTAATATATTAAAGTCATATATTAACCAAATGATTTCCCTAGCAGATGATATGGAATATACCCCAGAAATGGTAGACGAATTAGAAAACCTTAAAAATACTTTATCTAATGGGTCTATGAGTAAAGAAGATGCTCTTAATATAGCTCAAAAAACCATTGATATTACTGGAGATGACATTGATGCTGCTGAAGCTTTAAATCAAGCTATTAGTGGTGATTATGAATTAGGTGAAGGTAAAGAAGATACAACATACTCCGATACAACTAAGTATGCTTGGAAAGTATATGATTTCCTAAAAGAAATGTTCCCTGAAGTAGGAGAAGATGGAAGAATGATTAAAATTTTAGAATCTGCTATCAGAATAATTAAAAGTTCAAATCTAAATGAAGAAGTAGGTGCTGATGATAAAACAAACCCATTCTAAACAATGAACCCACAAGACAAAATAACAGTAGACGTTCCTCTATTTATTCGCCTTTTAGAATATGCTAGAGAAGATGCTCAAACAGACATGGACTTACACGATGTTGCTGAAAACATCATTCGTTTAAGCGAAACTGGAAAAACACTATCTATGAATGACTACGATGCAATTGTAGGTTCAACTTCAGAGGAATTAGATGAAATGAGAATTTGGCAAGTTAGAGCCGGCATTATAAAATAACATGACACAAGAACAACTTAGAATGCAAATGCTAGCTGGTATCATCACAGAAGGTGAATATAAAGCTAAATTAAATGAAATGGATAATAATGAATATAGTAAAATAGAATCTTATCTTGATTCAAATAACATAACATGGTCTGAGGATATGGATGGTGTTAATTATGACATCAATGGGGAATTATTAGTTATGGGGATAGGTCATGGTGAGTATTATGCCATAGATGATAAAACAGGTACAAATTTTACTTCTTTAGAACAAATAAAAAATTTTTATAATATTTAGGACCGTTACAAAACTGTAACGGTGAGACCTCCAACGTCGCTATCGTGGAGGTTTCTTTTTCCTTGAAAGCAATAATCAAATTATTGATTCCTTGGAAAATTAAAAAAGTTTTTGTATATTAAAGTTATGGCCAAAAAACAAATTCCCCAAATTGTAAAAGACGTTAGAGCTTTTAAGCAACAAGAAATTGATTGGGCAAATCAAAAATTGATTTCATATTCTCAATTTTCAATGTTCAATGAATGTCCAAAAAAATGGTCTTTACAATATGTTGAAGGACATAAACAATTCACCTCTACAATTCATACTGTATTTGGAACTGCTTTACACGAGGTAATCCAACATTACTTAACTGTAATGTACGAGCAAAACGGAGTACAAGCAGACAAAATCAACACATATGAAATGTTTGAAGACAAATTGAGGGAAGAATATGTTAAACAATACAAAGCAAACAAAAACCAACATTTTTCCACTCCAGATGAACTCAGAGAGTTCTTTGAAGACGGAATTGAGATTATAAGAGACTTTGCAAAAAACAAAGCAAAACATTTCTCCAAACGTGGTTGGCATCTAGTTGGATGTGAAATTCCTATTTCAAGATACCCTGATCAAACATTGCCAAATGTAATTTATCAAGGTTATTTAGATATTGTTTTATACCATGAACCAACCAACAAAATCCACATTATAGATTTAAAAACATCTACTTCGGGTTGGAACGACAAACAGAAAAAAGACGAAAACAAGCAATTTCAACTTATATTATATAAGAAATTCTTTTCCGAGCAATTCAATTTTCCAATAGACAACATTGATGTAGAATTCTTTATTGTAAAACGTAAACTATTTGAAAGTGAAGACTTTGTGATTAGAAGAATTCAAAAATTCAAACCACCATCCGGAAAAGTTAAAGTAAACAGGGTAACACAAGCGTTAAATGACTTTATGAAACAAGCGTTTGACTTAAATGGTTATAAAAAAGTAGAACATCAACCAAAAATAAACGATAATTGTAGGTGGTGCGTTTTTCATAAAACCCACTTATGCTCTGCAACCTATTGATATCCCGCCATATGTATATACGATAACATTAACATAAAAACATGAAGTATTACATTATTTATTTAAAAGCATTGTGGAGGAATCGCAAATATCTAAAACAGATGGTTCATTCCCACTTAGTAAGTTCGGGTGAACTGCTAGAGTACAAAAAAGCTAAATTGATGGCTCAACATTTTACTAAAAAGGTAAATCACACACCAACTAAACCACCCACAGAACAAGAAGTTAAAGACTTTTTAGCAGGAAAATTAATTGTAACCCCCGAATCTATTTTAGAAAAAAAATAATCATGAGTGAAAAAAAACAAGTATTAACATCCGTAAAAATAGACACGGATTTATTCGACAAATTTAAAATTGAGTGTATAAAACGTAAATTTTCGTTTCAAAAATTGAGTGAAAGAGCAATTCACCTATATTTAACAGACGAGGATTTTAGAAAAAAAATTCACAACCATAGCGACTTGAGCTTGGAAGATTAAAATAAAGGTCTTATAATAAAAACAAAAGTTATATATGAAAGAAAAGTTTAATTACTTACCTCAAAACGAGAGAAAAAAAATCATGTTGATTTGTGATGACATTAGAGTACACTCCGGTGTAGCTACTGTTGCTCGTGAAATGGTAATCAACACAGCCCATCATTTCAATTGGGTAAACATTGGTGGAGCAATCAACCACCCCGAAAAAGGCAAACGATTTGATATTTCAGGAGACACTAATACCAATGCGGGTATTGAGGATGCTTCTGTTTTTCTTTATCCAGTGGACGGATATGGAGATGCTGATTTGATTCGTCAATTGATTGAAATGGAAGAACCGGATGCAATCATGTTGATTACGGATCCAAGATATTTTGAATGGTTGTTTGCTATTGAAAACGAAATTAGAAAACAAATGCCAATCATTTATTTAAACATCTGGGATGATTTACCAACACCATTGTACAACAAAGCATATTACGAATCGTGTGATGCGTTATTGGCAATTTCAAAACAAACAAAATTAATTAATGAGCTTGTATTGGGAGAAAAAGCAGAAAACAAAGTGATTGAATATATCCCACACGGTTTAAATGAAAAACATTTTTATCCAATTAAAGACGAAGCAGAAAAAGCAGAGTTGGAAAAAATGAAAGCAAATTTATTTGGTGGAGATGAAAAGGATTTTGTAGTGTTTTTTAATTCAAGAAACATTCGTAGAAAGCAAATTCCAGATACAATGCTTGCTTTTAGATACTTTTTAGATCGTTTACCAAAAGAAAAAGCAGAAAAATGTGCTATGGTACTTCATACAGAAGTAATAAGCGAACACGGAACGGATTTAGAAGCGGTAAGAAAAATTTTGTTTGATAAATACCCAAATGCAATTTATTTTTCAACAGAAAAATTAATGCCTCAACAATTGAACCAATTGTATAACATTGCAGATGCTCAAATTTTGTTAACTTCAAATGAAGGATGGGGTCTATCATTAACAGAGGCAATTTTAGCAGGAACTGTTATTATAGCAAATGTAACAGGTGGAATGCAAGATCAAATGCGATTTGAAGACGAATATGGAAACTGGTGGAACCCAACCCCAGAATTGCCTTCAAACCATACAGGTAGATTAAGAAATCATGGTTCATGGGCGTTCCCGGTTTATCCAACAAACCGCTCGATTCAAGGTTCTCCAAAAACACCTTATATTTTTGATGATAGATGTACATCTGAAGATGCTGCTGAGCGAATTATGGAGGTTTATTTATTAGATAAAGCATTAAGAGATGAATTGGGTGAGCATGGTAGAGCATGGGCTCTAGGTGAAGCAGGATTTACAGGAGAAGCAATGGGTAATCGCGCAATTGTAGCGTTAGATAAATTATTTAACACGTGGATTCCACGCGAAAAATATGAGCTAATCAATTGTAATGAAGTAAAAGAAGACATAATTAACCACAAATTATTATACTAAAAAGTTATGAATAAACCAGTATTTGTAATAAGTTGCCCAATTGACACTTACAGTGGATACGGAGCACGCTCTAGAGATATCGTTAAAGCCATTATTGAAATGGGAAAATACGATGTAAAAATTCTATCTCAACGTTGGGGAAATACTCCAAAAGGATTTATTAAAGATAACCCTGAATGGGCATTTTTATCAAACCATATTTTAAA